AAAGAACCGGCTGCGAAAGCTAATGTATTAGCAGTGTGGAATCCCGATGATCAAAGATAATATCTAGAAAGCGAAATTATGTTATCCAACACAGCTACTCCAAAATATTATGGTGAATTTCGAGATGCTGTAATTCGTGGTGATATTCCAGTCAATAACGAGATTTCTATGGAAATGAATCGTATTGACGATCTTATTGCGAATCCTGGAATTTACTATGATCCGGATGCTGTTGAAGGTTTTATAAAATATTGTGAGAGCGAGATGACTCTTACAGATGGCTCCGATTTAAAGTTATTGGATTCGTTTAAGCTGTGGGCTGAAGAGATATTTGGATGGTGGTATTTTGTAGAACGAAGCGTCTATCAACCAAATGAAGATGGCCATGGTGGACGATATGTTCGAAAAATAATTAAAAAACGGCTAGTCAATAAGCAGTATATCATTTTAGCAAGAGGCGGAGCTAAATCCATGTATGCAGCTTGTATACAGAGCTTCTTCTTGAATGTTGACACCGATACCACTCAGCAAATAACAACAGCCCCAACCATGAAACTAGCAGACGAGGTTCTATCTCCAATACGAACAGCCATCACAAGAGCAAGAGGTCCACTCTTCAAGTTTTTAACTGATGGGTCGTTACAGAACACGACTGGCAACCGAGCATTAAGACAGAAATTGGCATCTACGAAAAAAGGTATTGAGAATTTCTTGACTGGATCAATACTGGAAATTCGTCCGATGACAATCAATAAGCTTCAGGGTACTAGGTCTAAAATCAACACGATTGACGAATGGTTATCTGGTGATATTCGTGAAGATGTCGTCGGAGCTATGGAACAGGGTGCGTCTAAGCTAGATAATTATCTAATTCTAGCAACGAGCTCTGAAGGAACCGTTCGAAATGGTGCTGGTGACACTATCAAATTAGAGCTAATGAAAATTCTCAAAGGCGAATATGTGAATCCTCACGTTTCAATTTTCTATTATCGCCTTGATGATATTTCTGAAGTATCAGACCCATCTACATGGGTTAAAGCTCAGCCAAACATAGGCATAACAGTTACGTATGAGACGTACCAATTGGACGTTGAACGTGCTGAGAAATCCCCAGCTACTCGCAATGATATTTTAGCAAAACGATTCGGAATTCCCATGGAGGGTTATACGTACTTCTTCCGATATGAAGAGATACAACCTCATTCCAAGAGGGATTTCTGGGGACTTCCTTGTGCTATGGGCGGCGACCTTTCCCAAGGTGATGACTTCTGCGCGTTTACGTTTCTATTTCCTTTGTCGGATTCTACTTTTGGTGTGAAAACGAGATGTTATATTACCTCTCGAACGCTAAATCGTCTTCCAAGTGCTATGCGTATAAAGTATGATGAATTTATTCAAGAGGGTAGCCTAATCGTTCAAGATGGAACAGTACTTGACATGATGACGGTATATGATGATCTTGATGAATACATCATACAAGCTAATTACGATGTTAGAGCATTCGGATACGACCCATATAATGCTCGAGAATTTGTAGAGCGCTGGGGACGAGAGAACGGTCCTTATGGAATAGAAAAAGTCATTCAGGGTGCTAAAACTGAATCAGTACCATTGGGTGAATTAAAGAAACTCGCAGAAGATCGAGTGTTATTATTCGATGAGCAAATGATGTCGTTTACAATGGGTAATGCTGTAGTTCTCCAAGATACCAATGGTAATAAGAAACTACTGAAGACGAGGTATGATCAAAAGATCGACTCAGTATCAGCTCTAATGGATGCTTATATTGCCTATAAATTAAATCGTGATACATTTGATTAATAGACACATCGATCGAAGGGATAAAATCAATGGCTCAAGCAAAATATGCTTCTACTCGATCTTCTGGTGGATCATATTCCACTGGTAGTCGAAAGAAGTTTAATGATGAACGTCGATTTGATGATAATGCTAATACTTCTCAGCGAGTAGCTGAAAAGCGTGCTGCAGCTAGACAACGTAGAGATGACGCAGCTAATCCGGTTGGATCACCCGAACATTATGCTAGGTTGTCTGCGCAACGAGCAGCAGAGAGTGCCGGACGAGCTTTCAGCGATGTTATTCGCCCAGTAGCTAATGCAGTATCTAAGGATACCAGTAAGTACCATAATCCCACTGCTTCTGGAAGTGGCGGTAGTAGCAGAAGCGGAAATGGTAGCGGTCGTGGCGGAAAAATGGATCGCGAATGGAAAAATCACAAGTGGATATCTCGCGAGCGTAATGAGGATGGTAAGTGGGTTTATGATTATGGCCTCGTTAGCGGTGGAAATAATCAAAAGCGCACAAAAGAAGGTCAAGCTCGAGCAAATCTCAATATTTCGGCTAAGAAGGCCGGAGAGCGAAATACTGGTAGCTCTGCGATGCTTCGAGGGTCTATCCAAGCTGAGGGAATTAGTAAGAAGGCTCAAAATCTGGTTTCCGGGATAGCCTCTTCTGCACAAAGCGCTGCAGATATTGTTGGGAAGTCTGTTTCAGATGTATATAATCAAGGTTCGCAAGCATTGTCAGAAGGTATGGATTTTCTTTCTGGGCTTGCTGGCGGACTGGTATCGAATATTACCAAGAGGTAACGTTTGCCTCCTTCTTTGCTGGCAAGCAATTCAAAATGAGGAGGTGAGAAGTGAAATTTACAACTAGACTAGCTCATGCCTGGAATGCTTTTACTGCTAATGATAAAAAACCATCCATGCAGTATGTACGGGGACAATTCCCTGGCGTATCATCAACATATCGAATGGATAAAACTCCTTTACGTATTGGTACTGAAAGATCAATATTAGCGTCGATATATAATCGTATCGCTATTGATGTGGCTTCTATCGAAGTTCGTCATGCTAGAGTTGATGAGAATGGCTGATTTCAAGAAGAAATTCATTCGAACCTTAACGAATGTTTGGCAGTATCTCCGAATAAAGATCAAACTGCACGAGCGTTCTTTATGGATGTAGTTCTGTCGATGTTTGATGAGGGGTATGTTGCGATAGCACCAATCGATACTACATTGGATATAACTAAGACTAACTCATATGATATACAGTCTCTCCGGACCGGACGAATAGTTCAATGGATGCCGGATTATGTTAGACTTGAGATTTACAACGACCAAGTTGGTAGAAGAGAAGAGCTTACATTTCCAAAGGATAAAGTGTGCATCATTGAGAATCCACTATATCAGGTGATGAATGAGCCAAATTCTACTTTACAACGTCTTAGGCATAAACTTGCTTTGCTCGATGCTACTGATGATAAGCAAAATTCAGATAAGCTGAACATGATTATTCAGCTTCCTTATACAATTAGATCTGAAGCTAGAATGCAACAAGCTGAAGAGCGTCGAAAGCAAATAGAACTTCAACTTACAGATTCTAAATATGGTGTTGCATACATCGATGGTACTGAAAAGATTGTTCAATTAGGTCATCCTGTAGAGAATCGACTTATTGAACAGATCGATTATTTTACAAATCAATTATATGCTCAACTTGGCTTGACTCCAGAAGTATTTAATGGTACAGCTGATCCTCAAGTCATGTTAAATTACAACAATAGAACTATCGAACCTATAGTATCTGCTATAGTCGATGAAATGCATAGAAAGTTCCTGACGAAGACAGCGAGGACACAAGGTCAGGCGATTGTATTCTTCAGGGCTCCGTTCAGTCTTGTTACTGTTGATAATCTTGCCGAGATTGCCGACAAGTTTACTCGTAATGAGATACTTAACAGTAATGAGTTCAGAGCTCTTCTTGGGTATAGACCGGTTGATACGCCAAGAGCTGAAGAACTTCTTAACAAGAATATTAATCCGGTTTCTGAGGATCCTTCAATGAATCCTGGTTTGATGATGGATCCGTCAATGGTTGATGAGAACACAGCAACTGCTGAAGTTCAAAATGAAAACGTTAATAATGTTGACTCGTATAGTCAATTGAGTCCTGATGAGCTAAAATCATATTTGGCCGAACTTGAAGGATATCAGAACGAACTCGACGAACTCGATAAGCAGGTGAAAGAGTCATGAATGCCGTATATCGAGTAAACGAGCCTGAAATCCTTAGTGCTGATGCGACATATAGCGGCTCTAAAGCAATCTATATAG